GGGAGGCTAAGACGATGATCAAGGAAATTAAAAACTGCTTGGAGTTCTCAGAGGTTAAAGATGGAGCTTGGTCGAGTGAGTTTTTGGTTAAAGATTTTGACGACCTGTTTGTGAAGCTCAGGAGCGATCTCAAGACTGATTATGGGAAGTACAAACCTTTGCCATCTGTTTCGCTCATATCAACCATGGAGAACACTTACAAAATATCGGGGGACATCGACATGACTTTCGGTGAATATTGGGGACAAGAATCCTTGCTGGACACTTATGATTGCAAGAAGAATTTTACGATTCGAAATGTTTTGAATGCAAGAGGGTCGATGACTTATGATGGCGCAGTTTTTCAAACGACTAGGGTGAAAAGGACAGATGCTGACGGCAAGCAAAAAACTGTTTTGGTCAATCAGACAGACAAGTGCTGGAAAACAAGCATAATAAACGTGTGTGATTACATAGACGATCGACCCCCTCCTTCACAGATAGACAAAGTCAAGCACAGGTCTGTAGTAACCGTCTCTCGCACTGTGACTGATAGCAACATCAAAAAGCTGCTGACAACTTCCGAAAGTCTCATGCCCACTCATCTATTCAATCTCAAACACAGTGCGCAATATGCGAGCAGAGCTATTCACAAAAATGGAAGAGGATCAGGTTCTTCCTACAGAGAGATTCATGTCATGAATGCGCCAATGCGAATAGGATGTTTTTGCTTAGAATCTGCTGCTAGATCTATAAGGGACGTTTACCACAAACAAGGTGTTCTCACCAATGTGATGGAGCTCAAGTCTAAGGACAATATTGCTCAGTCTTTGTTCAACAAATACTCGCGAGATAAGAAGGCCAAAGGAGAGGCTATTTACTTTGATAATGCGGATTGCTCTGGCTGGGGGCCCTCTATGCTTGCATATGTCCTTGCGTTTCACCTAGTGTCGAGAATAGTCAATGAGGATCTAAAGTCAATATACATGGCAACATACAAGAGTTTTTCTCAGAAAATATTCAAGCTTCCAGACAACATGATTCTGAATATGACAGAGGGCAAAGAAAAATTGGTTCCACCAGTGGCTGACTTTATGAGTCTCTGCAATGAGAAAGTTTTTAACGATGAAAGCAAGTTTTTGATAAATCCACAAGGGATGGGTCAAGGCCTTTTGGGATCAGGTTCAGGTCTGTTAGCTGACGATGTTTTGTGCTTATCTAGCTCGGTTTTCAAGGAATTTTCTGTGACAAGTGAAAATGTTAGCTTCGATTTTGTCAACACATCAGATGACTACGCTTGCTTCATCAAAGCTTTGATCAAAGGTGATTATTCAGTTCTTCAAAACATGTCAGAGCACACTAACTGCGTTCAAAAAATTCAGCTGATGCTAGGGATAACTCGAAATAGGAAAAAGTCTACGAAAAGTGGCCACAAAAGTGAATTCAACTCGATCTATCGAACTGTCAATGGATGCTTCAATGGAGAGTTGAAGATTCGAAATTCTTTCATAGATTGTCCCTTTGATTATGACTACGCTGCGATGGCAACCTGGGCTTGCGAGCAATCTAAGGAAGCTTTAAGAAAGGGACTCAGTTACATAGGTGCCTCCTGGATTCATGCCATAAACAATCATATAGTTCTGATAATGGGCGGAATGCTTTCTCATGTTCGATCCTTTGGTTTTGGAAACATCCTCAAGGTTCCACTTGAATTGGGAGGTCTCATAAGAGTAAATCCGGCTAGAAATCTTGTTCTGGGCAAGTTTTATCACAACATGGAGTCAGTATGCGGACTGGATTTGCTATCTTTGCCTGACGATGAGATACGGGAGGTTGCTTCAAAGGTCGAACACATTTTCACAGGTTTGCTGCCCAATGAATACGGAGATGTTGTGGTTGACGTGAAGAACGAAGATGGATCAAAGGTTGAAGTTGTC